CAATGTCACCATTGTTAGCATTGCCGGAACCGAGCGGAGACCGGAAACCAGAAACGGCTTTATTGAAATAACATCCATCACTCCTATATGTCGCCGATGTGGCACCATCCTCTGATGGCATCCCCGCAAGTCCCTGAAAATTGATGCGCTTGACATAGTTCCATGTTTCAGGGGTGGACGGGAGGATCGTCCCGACCTTTATCATGTTGGCCGTCTCTGAATACTTCCATTCTGTCAACGAAGACTTCGCCACATAGAATGAATATGAACCGTCAGCATTGATGACCGCGACAATCCTGTTTTTGCCACACCAAAGATGACCGTATGGGTTCTTCAGCCCGAAGAAACAAGGAATCGGGGCATTATAGACCACGGTTCCGTCAGACTTCTTCACCGCATAGGAAGCGACACCAAGAGCGTCCGCGAGTTCGACTCCGGCAGAATACGGAACCACCGGGTGATAACCATTGTAAGCTTCCCAACCAGGCATCGAGGCCACGCCATAACCAAGACCGCCCTGATACAATCCATTGGCATCCTTTGATGCGCTGAATGAGGTTTGGATGTTTCTGGTACCGAGGATGATGTCAGCAAGTATCATGATGACAGTGTCTATCCAATACCAACCAGCACCCCAGCCCTCGCCGCGTTTGCGACCAAGTTCCTCAAATGTGGCGGTTCCCTTTTCAGTTGCCGCGTACCCAAGCATTGACAGGTTCTCGGCTGACGCATTTCCGGATGTGATGGCAGAACCACCACCGCCACGATACTGTTCAGCGGAACTTATCAGCGAACACAAGATATTGTTTGTCCTGTCAATGATGCCCGAATGTCCGGCAGCGATTGAGAAAACCGGCACACGATAACATTCACGGCCTGGAATCGGTTTCAGGGAAGCGGCCTCATAAAGGTAACTGCCTTCCATCCATGCAGCCACATAGAACGGTGTCCGCACGCCCCACTGGTATTGCCCCATTGTGCCATCAAGCTTGGCCGCCTCACCGGTGGCAAACTTATAGTGGTTGTTCGGGTCAAGTTTCTTCCTTGAATGGTCATTTCCCACAAGATAACAGCCAAGGCCAAGAAGGGACGGAAGCCGTTTCACATAGTTCAAATCACCACAACGTTCTCCAACAGGAGAAGACTGGTCAAGATTGAACCTGACTGCGGCATATCCGTCATCTCCAAGAAATGATGCAGGGAAAAAGCCATATTCGTTTCCGGACAACGATTTCCCGAAAAGCAGATCACCCGCATCGACCTGGGCGAATTGCTTGAATGATGATAATTCTTTCTTTTTCATATGCGTTGTTATTTAGTATTTTTCAGTCCTTGATGTCACCATTGTAAGTGAAATCATTCATGTTGATTATCTGGAACTCGAAAGAGCCATTATTCCAGGAATCGTCGTCCGAGATGTCCACAATGAAATAACTTGCGGTCTTCGCGGTCAACGTAGCCTTGACTGGGGAACTGTTGCTGCTAGAATCCATAATATATCCGACACCGGTCAACATCACCAGATAGTCATTCGGTTGCAGGTTCCACTTTGTCGGGATCCACACAGTGTACCTTCCGTTGGCGGTCCTTTGGCATTGCAGGGTTCTCCCGTCAAATGTCTTGTAGCTCATCGAGCACGTCCCGTTTGAGGTTCTTCCCGTGACAGTCCCATGCGCAAGGACATTCAATGAACGGCCATAGGACTTTGTGGTTTCGATATTCCCACGGTTGGTGATAAGCCACCCATAAAAGGTCGTGCCTTCCCCTATACCGAGAAGTTCTACGTACTCACGGGATGACAGTACCAGCTCGCCATATTTTGCTCCATCCTGGAAGAAGTATTTTCCATTTGGGGCAGTAATGGACACCGCACCGGATGACAGCACCCCGTCGTACCGATGAGTCATCACTGTTATACGGCGTCCGTTCTGAGAAGAATCCCATGGGAACCCTCCTGCCGCAATGATCAAGGACCCACCTCCCTCCATTTGAAGGTTATCATGCAGTTGAGCCTCTGATTTTTCATCTGTGCCACCCCATTCCCACTCTCCGCTATAATGTGCGAAAGGCTGGCGGAGCGTGCCGTAGACGATTACATCTTTCAGCGTGCTGTCCTTTATGACAGCCCCTTTAGTAGTGAAAAGTCCATCCTTGCTGACAATGGTCTCACCCCCAGCCGCGCGGATGCTGCCGTCCGCCATCAGTTGTATCTTCCCGGATGTGTGCTTGATAACACCCTCATCCATAATCCAACCCTCCTTGCCTGTACCAAGCAGAAGGACTTTCGTGGAGAAATTCGCGAATGACGGCACAAGACGCCAGTATCCGGTGTTGTTTTCAACCGAATCATACGGAGTCTCATTCGGACTGGATGTATGGTGTTTGGTACACTGATACACCTGCCCATTGTAATAGGCGAAATCAGCATACGCCTCCCCATCCGCACCGCTATAGAACTCTATGCCGGCGGCCCAAACAATCTGGCGCGTCCGCGCCCCTCGCTCACCTTTGTCTCCCTTCTCCGGTGGCTGCTTGTAAGCTATTCGTGTTATATGCTTTAACATCTTTCTGATACACATTATTCCGCTGAAATAATAAGAGTTATGTCACCGCCAGCCTTGACCGCATGGTCAATGGTGACTGTAAATGAATCTCCTCCGTCCTGCGATGCGATTGTGTCCCCAGCCGCATCTGTAACAAGGTAATTGAACGTAAAGCCCTTTACCTCTGTCTCCGTTGTCCGCTTGTACACCTTAGGTCTATAGATGATGGATGTCTGAGCCGTGCTGAGTTCTTCCGGAACCTGAGCCCCAGCCGCATTGGTGGGATTTGGATAGATGATCAGGATGTCAGTCTCATCGCTCACTTCCATCACTGCGCTTGAGGACTTGCCGTTATAACTCATCTCACATTTGTACAACTCGCTTGAATTGATATCTGATGCAGTGATGGTAATGCTTGATGAACTCTTGTTTATCGACTCCCAGCCATCAACGCCATCCACGACTTTCATCTTGTACCATTTGTAGGTCACTCCATCTGTCTTCTCGACACCGCCGATCATCAGATGAGCCGTCGCCTTCAACTGTGATGTGGTGTCATCAACAACACCGCCGTTGTTGATCGTGATATAGCCCATGCACGACTCTCCGTCAGTCTGCTCGATGGCCACCTCAATGGACGCGGACACGACTGACTGGAATCCCGTATTGACAACCCCCTTGAATTCAATGGTGTCCGAGTCAATGTTGCCGCTCGATGCGATCTCCTTCAGTATCGTAAGTGTCGTCAGCGTAAATCCGTCAACCTTCTTCACTTCGCTCTTAAAGGTACCTGCAGGAATGCTTCCCATCGCTTTGCTAAGCCCAGAAGCATCAAAGACGATGGCAGTTCCGTTGAACTTCCATTCGACACCGGTAGCTGCAGGCTCTATGCGCATTGCTTTCAGCGAGCTTCTTACTACCGGATATATACACGGCTTGTTGGCCGCGAAACTTGGCGTGATTATGTTGTTTCCGTTGGAAATGAACTGCTTCAACGGAAACGTGCTTCTCAACGTACATGTCAGTGAATCACCCTGCCTGACATATTTGATTGTCGTCTGTCCTTTTACTGTACTCATTTCATCTTCTTTTATCTGTTCAACTCTTCCTTTGCTTCAGCCGCCGTAAGAACCTTGCCTCCAAGCGACTTGACTTTTTTCTCAAACGGAGCGGAACTCCCATAAGTCTGAAGGTCGCTCTCATTGATGATGACATATTCACCATCCGGAGTCTTCTGCCTGAATTCGGCGATTCCGGCATCCTCGGCCTTGCGGACCGGAATCTTCGCATATACATATCTCATATCTTAAAGTGTTATTACCTCATTGTTGTCACATATCATGGTATCCCCATCTATAAACGCCCCTAAAGGGTCAAGTTCATCCACTTCAAGGGCCACATCCGAAGCATTGGCGAATTCATCTGCCGGAATCATGATGCTATCGCCATAACCGAGGTCAGTCCATTCGGCTCCATATACCGCCCTTTTTATGGACCACTTGATGCTGAAGAATCTTGAAGGATTTTCCACGACAGTCCTTCCGACCGTGATCACGCATTCATTCTTCACCATCTCCGCATTCGGGGAGACCTCCACCCCGCCATGCACAAAATGCTCGAAATCATATTCTGGATATCTCCTCACCACTGTTGTCTCATCTTTAAGGCAATTATCCGTCGGAGATGACGGCAGAGCCTCGCCTGACAACGCATATTCCACCTTGCAGGATATTTGCACCTGTCCATTGACATAACGGGGATCGATTGTCAATGTGTCTGCATTCTGGCCTGCCTCATAGAACAAGTCCTCATCAGGGTCAATAATCGTCTCCTTTCCGTCAACGGTCTTATACCACCAGTATGCGACCTTGCACTGTCCTGAATCCGGGGTCTTTCCGCCAAGCAGGAATGTCGCCTTAATCGTGCGGACACCTGCATCTGTAATGGGGTTGAATACAAAACTTGCCGGTTTATCGAGAGACAGCGATGCGGCTTCCGCCAGCGAGACGGTTGATAGAGTAGAGGTCGCCTGAATGCGCAAGATCTTGCCGCTCCTCGTATCCGGATACGATGCCGTGAACACGAGCACCTTCGGCTCCAGATAAGGAATGTTCTTCGTGACGGTCAAAGTGCCGTCCTGCGCCACCGAATAGCCGTCCGTCTGGTTCGTGATCAGATAGCGGGACAATTCCCCTGTCAAGTAGGATGAATCCGTAATCTGTCCTACCATGTCCTGAGGTATCTCATACCAGAGGATTCCTGTCAGAGCCACTTTCCCGTTCGCCATTATGCCGTTCGGATCATTGACATATACCTCCGGTCGAATCACGAGCGGTGTAAGGCTCCTGTCCGGTATGTATTCACCCGTCTCGGCGCAATGCGTCTGTGTGAGACTTCCACCACGGACAACCATTGTGGTGGATATGTTCAGAGGATCATAGACGATCCCGATTCTTTTTGTCTTTTTCATATACTGTTCAAATGCCTTTCAAATGTCAAAAAACAACCTCCGCTTCCACGCTTTCAGCGCCGTCACGGACATACGCCCTGCAGATGAACCGCCCGGAGGAAACCGGAAGGTCTTCCTGCGTCAGGTCCACACTCCTGCCGCATCCGGAGTGATCTGCATTCCACACCCCATCTGCAGCAGCATCACCCGTATCCCTGGACCAGGTCCAGTCCGAATCAAGAATCTCATCCGTTATGTCATTCACGCCACGACGGACAATTGCCATCAGTGTCGTATCAAGACAGCCGTACAGGAAAGTCTCTCCTGCCGTGCTGTCGATTATCAGTTCCAGTGTCGTGTCGCCGGCTACGAGCAACCAGTCGGACGAATCGTAACGCGGCTCCTGGAGCGTACCTTCAACGATGCATCGATACTTGCACGACTTGTGATAGACTTCATCCTGGAACTCATCATTGCAGAGATATGGTGTGTCCGGTGTTCCCTGCCAAAGGCCTCTGTCCCGGATTGTCTTCACAACCGCCCCTGTCCCGTCCAGCTGCATGAAGTTCCTGGCCAGAACCGTATCCAGATATATCGACGGACGTTTGCCCAACGGCAGAGACTTCGGTATCAGGGAATCAGGGATAGAGCCAATAATCAGCTTGAAGTGTGACGGCAGGATGATGTACTGGTCAACACCATCAAGCAATGCGATCCGCTGCTCCGTGGACGAGAAATACTGGCTTCTCTGTCTTTCAGCCTGTGTAAAATTGCCATACCTTGCAATATTCATATATGGAACCGGGGCTGTGTTTTTTCCTCCTGGGACCGCATCATCAGCACCGAGCACAATTCTCACTGTCTTCGCCGCCTGATCCACAGATGTAACCCTAAAATATGATGTCACGAACCCTCCGCTGCTGTTATAGTGGCCCTTGCAGATGTCATCGACATCCAGCTCTATGACATCACCATCCTCCACCTGCATCGTAAGGATATAGGCACTTTCGCTTCTCTCATCAGCGGTGACCTTGGCAATTGTTCCACCCTCGGTGTTCCACATCTCCCCACCAGTCACGCGGACCTTGTTGTATATGAGTTGCGGGACCTTGAGAAATGACCTCAATGTCAGGGATGACATCTCAGCCGATCCGTCAGAGTCAATCTTCCAACCAGAGCCAGTCTCTATGCCCTGCACGAAGTCCTGGGAGCCGATAATCCCTGCAATGACACGGGCGAACTCGACGATGTCCTTCTTCCTGACCGGCTGGTCAATATAGTCCCCGAACATCCTGCCAGACCACTTCTCAGAATCCTTTGAGTGGTCGGACTCCAAGGAATGACCAGATTCATCGGAGTACCCGGCTTTTGCCTTTTCCGTGACGGTGCTTACACTACCGTCCTCCTCGTTTTCCTTCGGATGGGTAAGGCTGATATATCCGTCATTGTCAGTGGTTATCTGATCAAGATACGGAAGGTTCTTATGAGTATGGCCGTCTCCGGAGACAACGGAATTCGCACCGCCATTCTGGATGACGGACACTGCGGTTCCTGAAGTGGTGCCACCGAGTTCCCTCAGTCTCCTGCTTCGCGGTCTTGCCGCCCTGTTGGTTGTTTTCTGTATATATTCCTTTGCCATGGTCATCCCTCCTTTCCCTCATATTCGTCAGGGCGCATCTCGATGAAAGTGGCATCGGACACATCCTCCTTGACGTTGATTTCCTCGCCGCTCATGATGAACTTGACATCCTGTCCCTGAGCCGCATCGACATAGGAAGACAGTCCCTTCGGGTCAATGGAGACCTCCCCGGACAATGTCGTCCTCCTGTCGGCATATTGGCTGTACAGAGTCCCGATCAGCAGATGTTCTGGATGGTCAGTCCTCCCGGCACGCATAAGCTTCTGTATCTGTTCGCCTGTCTCCGATGACATATAGATGCCTTTGGCGGTGGGGCACACGACATCGGCGGTGCCGCATATCGTGTCAAGCTCAAGATCCTCTTTCGCATCGGCATTCAAAACACCGGAGTACTCCACATCATCCATCGTGTCCTCGTCCAACGTCAAAGTCCTCTTCACCACAGACACTTTCGGAAGTTTGTACAGCTGCCAGCGTATCTTGTCATAGCCACCCTTGTCCTTGAAATATCCATCAGCTTCCACAGAGAATCTGTCAACGTCATCGAATGCCCACACCCCGTTGTATATCCGGATTTCCAGATAACCCCCTTTCGGCGGATAAGGTATAAACTGGCCGTCCGGCAGTTTCTTGAAAGAGTCGAACATCCAGAAGTCCTTTGTGTCACCGGCATATTTGTCGGCATAGTGGTACTTGCGGTTCTTTACTTTCTTGCTTCCGTCCGTCCACGGCTTCCCGACACTTTGGCGGTTGCACTGCCATCCCATAACTCCCGTTCCCTGCAGGACATCATCAGGATCATAGTACGCAAGCCACGCCTCGCCCCATTCAGCCTCGCCTGACTTCCAGCCCCATTTCGACAGGTATTTATCCTCTGCGGTGGACACGAAGCCGTTTCCCGGCTGTCCGTTCTTGGTAAGCCACTCATTCGAGTAATGGCACAGAGCCGTACCCGCCTCATCATATACGACAATCGCGACCGGGACAAAAGCAAACGCTGCATTGTTCTTCACGAAATCATGATTGCCTGATTCATTGCCGTCGCCTGAATCCGAGAACGGGTTATAGCGGGGGTCGAACAACAGTTCCTGCTGGATACGCAAATAATTGTTCGCAGCATCAGCGGAACCCATTTCCGGAAGATAGACACGCGCCATCTTCATTGCAAGGGTTTTCGGATGTGAGGACGGATGCAGCCCCTTTCTTGTCGGGAAGCCGGAAGCCAATGAGCCGTGTCCACCAGTATAGAACCCTCCGACAATGCCCTCGGCCTCATTGCCTCCGAGCATGGGCTGAATCTTGAAGAACGAGTTGCCGCTTCCGATTTCAGCCACGCCCTTGCATTTATCCTTATTCCAAGATTGGAAAAGGGTGTAATCTATCAGGGCATAGTCCCAGTCGTAACCGTGCCTGTGGCTTTCGTCATAGTCGATGTAATATGAATAACAGGTCGGGACGGACATCCCTGTAGGGACAATCCCATTGTTGTATTTGACCCCGGAGCTGTCTGATGTGAGATTTGTCCATTCTGGCCCGAAAACATCTTCATAGTCAAGTTCCCCATCAATTACATCCGCAGTCGAATATGGGGAGAACGTTATTTTTATGTTGTTGTACACCGAATCGGTGCCAAGCGATGAGTCCTCACCCTGCCAGTCTATCTCCGAAGATGGGTTCTTACTCGTATACAGGCCATTGATGTCATACACATACACTTTCCCGGCGCGTTGTATCATACGCAATCCAAGGGGTTGGAATATTCCCTCGATGACGTCCTTGAATGATGACGCCTCCCCGTCCTCGTCATAGAAGTTCTCCGACGCAATCATCAAAGAGGACAATGCAAGCTGAGTCCCGTCCGCAAACTGCGTGGAGATCAGGGATTCATCGATTGAGGTATAATTCAGCCTCGACTTGTCAAGCGCGTTATCAAGCAGCTCTTTCAATGTCTTGCGCCCGGAACCGTCATAAGGCATCCTGTCAAGGATACCGAAATCGGAGAAAGTAAGGCTGACCTCATAGTCGGATGTGCTGTCATACGGTTCCTCATAGAATTCAGGGTCAAGGCATCCGCTCCAGAACAAAACGTTGTTTCTATAGACATCGAGACGGATCTGCCCTACCTTTATCGAATAGAGGTCAAGGTAAGTCCTATCTCCGGGTGAAACGATGGTCAATGTCGCGGTGCTCCCGCATATGACATTCTCCTTGGCCGTCTCATTGTACTCTATCATCAGGGGTTCGTCATCTGGGAATTTCAGGTTCCTGACGGGAAATGCCACGTCGGACTCCTGGAGGATTCTGCACCTCCAGACAACGCCCTTCCTTGAATAGAAGGCTCCCGTATATCTTACCATCATTCCCATGCTATGATCTTCTTCTCCTGTTGTTCTCTCTTCTTTCTATGCCGACCAGATTCCGGCCTTTGATTTTGAACTCCACTTTTTTCTTGCCGCCGTCTTCAAACCCGATAATGGATTTGAGTCGGTCAAGAGGGGCGACCACCTCCGGGTTATGACTCGCCCCGGAATACTCACCGAACATACCTATGGTAGGTCCATAGGCAAGGCCGCCGTCAGCATATTTCGGGATAGAGGCCACAGCCGCCCCGACCGCTGCCATACTGGCCGCCAACGATATGAGGTTGTATGGGAACGGCACACTCTGCGACTGGGCCGCCGCTCCTGCAAATGCCTGCGCTATATTTCCACCGATGACAGACGTAATCGCCGGAAGTGCGGCGGCCACGGCTGAGAGGACATTCGATCCCCATGAGAGCCAACCTGCGGCATTCTCGCCGACTACCCCAGACAGGCTGTTCGCTATCGATGACATATTCTCAAGCATGCCCGTGGTCTTTTCCCCCTGCGCCTGTGTCGCGTCAAGACTTGTTGCATACTGAGACCATTGGTTGATTGCCTTCTTTATCGATGCCCGTTCTTCCTTTGTCTGGGCCACAGCAGCCATCTTCTGGAGTTCCTCGATTTTCGATTTGGCCACCTCGACACCGGTTATTCTGGCACGGAGGCTGATTTCAAGGTCACCGCCTACGCCAAGCCCGTTCCGAACCATTTTTGAAAGGTCTTCCATTCCTACAAGCTGGACTGATTCCTCTATGGCATCCTTCTTGGCTTTCCATTGAACTATCTGCCTTTGAATCTCACCGCGTTCCGCTTCCCCGGCTTTCTGAAGTCTTGTCTGAAGGGCAGAAAGAACCTTGTCGATATCCTCCAGGTTCTTAGGGTCGGCAGGAACATCAAGGGCTTCAAGGGAGGATTCGATAGCATCTTTCTTGCGCCTGTAATCATTTATCGTCCTCTGGATGTTCGCCCTTTCCTCATCATTCGCATACTGCAGGACAGACTCGCAGGCGGATATCGCCTGTTCATAGTCCGCAAGACTGTTCATCACGGCAGGAGTGGAGGCAAGCGCCACACGGGCTTTCAGTTCGTCCTTCTCACGCTCGTACGCGTTTATCGTGGCCTGAATCCCTGCCTGTTCTGATTGAGAGGCTCTGTTCAACTGGTCTTCAAGCACTGATATGACCGTTGAATACTCCTCGAATGTCTTTGGAGATGTCGGGGCAGAGATTGCTTTCAGACTATCTTCAATAGCCTTTCTCTTCTTGGAATATCCGTTGATCGTCTTCTGTATCTCCGCACGCTCCTCATCACCGGCAATTTTCAGCAGTTTGCCATAGTATGTTATGGCTGTGTCCAGTTCCTGGATTGTCTTCGGGTCTGAAGGCACACTCAACGCCTCCATCTCAAGATTAACAGCATCGAGTTTCTTCTGCCATGCGTTTATGTCCTTCTGAAGTTCGGCCCGTTCAGATGCGCCGGCAGCCTTCATCAGAGCCGTAAGAGCCTGTATCTTTTTCTCGATGACATCTATGCTGCCAGCCTTGCCTGTCGTGACACCAGATGTGGCCGGTGATATTCCACGTCCTTTCAGAAGTTTGTCCGCCTCGTCGTTGTATTTGTTCACGATGGAGAAATAACGGTCCCCCTCGGACATCTCCTTTTTGGCCGCGTCACTGTATACTTTAGCCCTGGCCTCGCCATAGGTGGCCACATTGCTTTTATAGGCATCCCCGACTATCTGCTTTCTCTGCCCGCTTACCTGACCGCGACCGAGGACACCGTTCGCTGATGCCATTTTGCCTTGGTACACACCCTCCGCATAATTACGGGCGCTCTTCCGGTCGTCATCCGTGACCTTTTTCGCATTCTCCGCCTGAAGCATCTTCTCTATTGCCGACTGGTACTTCTTCGACGCGAGTTCCATTGCGGCGGCTGCCATGGCTCTTCGTTTAAGGGACTCCACAAATGTCGATTCATTATTGACCAGAACATTCTCGGCATCCTTTACCGAATTGATCCTTACGCCAAGGTTTCTGAATTCATTGGCGTTGTCCTTCACGAATTTCTGACGCCTGGCGATGTCGCCGGAGAGTTCCTTCCACGCCTTCTGCAATTTTCGGTAGGACACAAGTTGTGATGCTATGCTACCAGCCACGGATGATTGGATGGACTTCTGCGCATCCTCTTCTTCTTTCTTGGCCTGCTTCTGGGCTTCGGATTTCTCCTGGTACTTGGACACCAGCTTGCTGATCGCCGTTATCACCCCTGTTACTATCAGAGACGCGCCAAGCGTCATTGACGCAAGCAGCGCCTTCGAGGCGGTGGCAGAGAGGCGGAAAGCTACCGTCAGGCGGTTCTGTGCCGCCGTCCACAATTCAGTCACCTTTCTGCAGGTCACAATTCTGAATGAGCTTGTGGCATGCAGGGTGTTGGACATCTGCTGCACGCCCATCATCACCGCCATCACAGACTGCATCTTCGTCTGAACCGCCATCAGTCTCTCGTTGTCCTTGACGAACATTGACACGATGCCGGAACCTGCTGAATATGCTCCCATCAATCCTTGCACGCCATTGATGACACCACCTATCTGCGTGGCACCTGTTGAGAGAGCGGTCTGTTCGGTGCGGAGTTCCCTGTACGCCGTTCCGAGACGCTCCATCTCCTGACGGCGTTCCTCGTATTCGGCTGTATTCTGCTTTCCTTCAAGGCGAAGCCTGGCCATCTCCTCACGGATGGCCATAATCTGGGTTCTTATGCCAGTATTGGACTGCTTGTAACCGGCAACCGCATCACGCATGCCGGCAAGCGCCCCCTTTTCCTGGTTGAGTTCATTGAGCAATGCGGATGTCTGGGACGTGGGAGCCTTGGCCGCTTTCAGCTGCTGATATTTCGAGGTGAGATCAGCGACCACCTTCTTCTGGCTCTCTATCAGCTGGATATAGTCAGAGACATCCTCTGCCCCCTCCGCAAGCGACTGCTTTATTTGGTTGTATGTCTGGGTATAGGTTGAAGACAAAGACTCGGCAGCTTTCTTCTGAGCCTCAATCTCGGCATTTACCGACTTGATCTTGTTGATCTGGAAGCCAATCTGCCGGAGCTGACCATCGATGTCGAATGCCTTTCTGTCATCTCCGGACAGGTACGCCTCTGTCTTGGCCTGTTTCAGACGGTCATATTCGGCACGAAGTTCAGACAGGTTGGATGATTGCGAGGACAGCCTTTCAATAGATGCCGCGGCGTCATTAGCCACGGCCCTTATGCCTGCCGCGACACCGCCAGCACCATTCGCGACGGAATCAAGGACAGCCTTGTTTCTGGACGCCATCGATGAGGCGATGTTCGCCTGGGCCTGCAATTCCGAATTAACCCTTTGGATAGCCGCCGAAGCCGCCTTCTGCCCGGAGGCCACTGCGGAGACGATCTTCGACGCGACCCCGGATGCGGAATCACGACCAGTGAAATCAATCTCGTATGTGACCTTTTTATTCATCTTTCCAAAGCTCTATCAATTTCTCGAATTCCCTTTTGTCCGCTTCCAGCTCCTCCTTTGTCATCTTTGTCTTTGCCATTTCTGACTTCATGGTTCCATCCCAACCGAATTTCAGGACATCTTCAGGCTTCAGGCCCTTCTTGGCATAAGGCTTCAAGGCATAGTAACAAATCCAACGGCAGCGCTCCCATCTCCCACGCTCATTATCCTCCTGCTTCGACTGCCATTCTTTATAAATGGCACTAAACTCGGTTGGAGTCAGTCCGGAGAACTCCTTTACGGATAGGCCCATCCTCCCGACCGCGACTCCGAGGACAATTTCTATTGGAGTGGGCTTTATGCGTTTTTTTCAGCGTCTCCATCCTTATTTTCATTTGCCCTTTCGGCAAGGGCTGCGGTGACGCGGATGAACTCCTCACCGTCAAGTGCGTCCGCGAATTCCTGGAATGAAAGTTTGAACTCCTCACCGTTCCTGCGGCAATTGGACTTCACCACGTGATACATATACTTGACGGAATCCTCGGTGTCCACAGGCGCGTCAAGGCCGGTCTCCTCCTTGAACGAGAGCATGGCTCCCATTGTCTCACGATATGGATATCTCTTCCCGTTCACCTCGATTTCGAGATTCCCGTTGCTCGTATTCTTTGGTTTGCTCATTATGGCTTATGTTTGATTGGATTAAAAGCCGTCCGGGGGAATATCCCCGGATGGCAGAATTTATGATGACTATACGTTAGTGACAGTCTTTGTCCTGACTCTTCCTGTGTTCTCGAAAGACGCGGAATAAGTCGAGTCGTCATCGGCAGGATCATTCCTCTGGAGTGAGGTGATGACAAACAAGCCGACACGGTATTTCTTGGCTTCCTCTCCGGCATAGGCATATTTCAGCTTGACAGGCTCGCCGCTGTCCATCGCTTCAAGAAGCTCGTCATAGGTGGCTCCCTTCTCATCCTTGCAGACGAGGCAGTCGGTAGAGATTGACACCGAACGTTTGGACACGGACTTCTCATCCCAGAGTCCGTCCGTCGAGGTATCCTCACCGGCTCCCGCCTTAAGGTCCTCGTCTGTCTGTTCAGTATCGTTGTAATCCGGCAGGACTTTCAAAGAACGGGACTTCGTCTCCGCCTGGTCCTGAATCTCGCAGGATGTGCAATGCCCAAGGGGCTTGGTTCTGAGGAACACGATCATCTTGCTTCCATGTACATATCCTTTTTCCATCGCTATAATATTTTTGTGAATAAACCTTTTATGATGGCCCCGAGGCTGAAACGCTTCCACAGCCATTGGGCGGCCACTCCTCCGGCAGTGCCTATAACAACTCCCGCGAGGAACCACTTGCCGCTTCTCCTCTGAGGGACTTTCGGTTGTGTTTCAAGTACCGACCTGTTGACGTTTGATTCCGATTCGAGCGCCATTTGAGAGAGCCTTGAATGTAGCTTGTCAATGACAGCTTTCAGTGAATCAATGGTGCTTTTCTGCCTAAATGTCTGTCTCTCATACTTTGTACATTGTCGGGCGACGCTGTCGCATCTTCCGGTCAACACAATGTTGTCACCTTGGCGCAAGGCTTCAACCGAAGCACGACCGTAGGCCGTCCCATACTTTGCGCCTTCTGGAAGGTCAAGGAGGCTCTGCATCGGTATCGTCTCCTGCACCTGACTCATCGGAATCTGCTCGATGAATGTCGCCCTCAATTCCGTCATCTCCTGCTGCAGGCTCTGGAACCTGTACTGAACGCTGTCCGTTACTGCCTTCGCGACCTGTTCCGTTTGGACCTGAAGAACCTCCTGAAGACTGGAGTCCTCCTGTCTGTACGTTGCCGCCTTTTTTTGCGTGCCGCACGCCACGGGCAGAAGCGCGCTGACCACGAGGAGGGCTGTAAGCCCCCTGATGTGATTTTTCATTCTCTTGTCTGTTTAATTGTTGAGTCAACTGGCTCACCTTTTCCGTAAGGTGGTCAATCTTCAATTCGAGTGTCTTTTGGTTCGCAAGCAACTTGGCGTTGTCCGCCTTAAGCTGAACATTTTCATCCAGAGCCTCCGTGTATTTCTTCGTCAGGAGGTCAATGGATTCCTGAAGCTTGGACAGGACATCAACTTTCCGCTCCTTTCTGGTGGCGAACCAGGTCACGACAGACCCGATCGCGCCACCAGGGAGCAAAAACATGAGCAAATCCTTCAGTATCTCGAAATCCATATCAAAGTCCAGTCAAATCTATCGCTTGCCACGGCAGGGCATTACACTGTCCCGTCTCCTGTATCCTTACCGCCCGCCGCGGTATTCTGGGTCTCGGTCTTCTTGAACACAGGCGTTTCTCTGCTGTCAAGGACAACGAACTCCTCGCCGAAGGCGATGTTGGTGTCAGCCTTCATGAGCATCTTGAAGATGTAGAGCTCAGACATGTTGGAGACCTTGTCGATCTGGATGACTGATTCATCGTCCTGAAGGTTGACCGCCGCATAAAGGTTGGTCGTCATCGCGTCAGGAGAGCAGAGTGTCGCCACGATAAGGCCGTCAGGCCATGCAGCCAGGGTCTCGATCTTGATGTCCTTGTATGCCTTGCGGTTGACCTTTGTCTCATCCGTATTCTTTCCCTCACGCGCAGTAAGCTCATCGTCATACGTGTCGAAGTCGTTCACGCTCATAAGGATTCTGAGGGATGGGTTATTGCGGATGGACACCGGGATGGCCTTGCGGACAGCCTTCAGACGGTCTGTCATCTTGGTCGCGTCACTTGTGACGATGACACAGTCACTGTCCTTGGCTGCCTGGGTAAGGATACCGTCAAAGAGCTTGTCATCGCCCTCGCCATATTCACCATTGACATAATGGTCGCCCAACTCGAACTGGACCTGCTTTGACAGGGCATCCAGAAGTGCGTTTTGGGCCTCCGCCGGAAGCTCGGAGAACACAAGGTTCCCCTTAGGCTGCCACTTGCGCCAGATACTCTCGAAAGCGCGTGGATTGAAGGTTGTGAAAGCCATGAAGTCATGCGGCTCAAGGACTTTTTCGCTGTAATTGAAATTGCCTTTCGAGTCTTCAACTTTCGGATCCTCCTTACGCTTCTGGAGCATCTTGCCTGTATGAAGACGAGGAATGGATACTTTCTTCTCGACACCCGGGATGACATGGATCAATCCCTTCCCGACAATCTCATTGCCGGTAGCCGCCACGGTAAGGATCCTCTCCAGAACCTCACCATTGTAGTTTGTGTTTTTTACTACGATTGCCATAACTTGATAATTTTAGTTCTTTCCGTTGTACTTGTTTCGGATTTCCTCCTGACGCTTCGCCCAGCTGCCGTTCTCGACAACAGTGCCGTCTTCAAGAATATCCTTTACCAGCCTCTTTTTCTTCTGCGACTGAAGAATTGCACGGGCGGACTCCGCCTCGGAGGAATGGAGCAGCTTCACATACTTCTCCCTCTGGGTCTCATCAATGCGTCCATCCTTGACGGCAGCATCAACTTCAGCATTGATGGCAGCGTCCTGTGCCGCTTTCTCCTTGCTTTCGAAATCGGCCACCTTTGCCTTCAAAGCATCATTCTCCGCCTTGAGGGAATCATGAGCCTCGGCCTTCCTGGTAATCTCACTCAGTCTGGCCATGATGGCAGCCTCATCAGCGCAATCGCTGAACGGCTGCAACTTCTTGATCTTGTCAAACATTTTGCTTTTGGATTTATGTTGATTATTAAGGGTTCCCACATAGAGATCCGTAAACTTGCCGCATCTTTGCTCCAATGGCAATCCGGCTATGTCCTCCGCATTTATCGCCAGATCATCATACACCTCATCGGCAAAGCCGAGACGGACGGCGTCATCAGCCGAAAGCCAATGATCCTTGCCGTCCATATATGTCGAGCGGATTTCATCAATGGACATCTTTGTCCTCTTGGAATAGATGTCACAGATTATATTCTCTATTTCTATCAGCTGCTCTTGGTAGGTCTTGATCTCATCAGCGTTGCCCCATACTCCGCCTGTAGGCTTGTGGATGAGGATTCTCGCATACCTGCTCATCTTGACTTTTCTTCCACAGGCAGCGATGATTGATGCCGTTGAAGCTGCCAGACAATCAATATAGATGGTGATTTCCGCCTTCGAGTCTTTCAAGGCGTTGAATATCGCGATGCCTGTGCCGACCTGCCCTCCGATGGAGTTGATACGTATGTCTATCCGCTGATAGGTCTTTTCTGCCGCTATGATCTGCGAGATGACATCCTCCGCACGGACATCGGCATAATCGCCGATCTCACCATACAAAAGGATGGTGCATCCCTCCGTGTCCGGATTCGCTATTATATCAAATACATTTTTCATTCTGTCGAGTGCTATTTCACGCAAAATTGGATGCTTATTTCGACCCTTGAAAATTTCGGATTTATCATACCGTCAGAAAGTTGCATCATACCATTTTTATCGTGCATCATAAAACTGGAATTTGCGCCACTTCCTTTATTAGGTCAATTTTGTGTGCGATAAACAACATGGATATGGCCAACAGCAAGTCAGACAACACTCGCCAATGGGCGAAGTCAATGTACATATACGAGAACAGGACACAGCAGGAGATTGCGGATGCGGCCGGTGTGTCCCGTCAGACAATCATACGGTGGGCAAAAGCGGACAAATGGGATGAGCTGAAAGTCTCGATGACGATGACACGTGAGGAACAGATAAAGAGTCTCCAACGACAGCTTTCAGAAATTAACAAGACAATCAGCGAAAGGAAGGCTGAGGACGGACCACGCTATGCCAACGCCAAGGAGGCGGACATCATCTGCAAGCTTACAGATGCCATCAACAAACTTGAAAACGACATCGGAATCCATGACTGCGTCAGTGTAGCCAACAGATTCATAACATGGCTCCGCCCAGTGGATGCGGAACTGACCAAGACATTCGCCGGGGTCTTTGACAAATTCATCAAATCACTTCTCTGACAATGAAACAGATTGACAAAGACGCACTCAAATTTTGGGAAGCGCTCAAGCGGTCGGTGTACGAGGAGACCCCGATCGATGAATCAATGTCCGAAGCGGAGATTGAGAGGCACCGCATGTATCTGGAAAGTCATCCTACTGAATGGATGAGGTTTTTCTTCCCGAACTACGCCAAAGCACCGTTCGCCAAATTCCACATACGGGCAATCAACAGGCTCATAAACAATCCTGAATGGTACGAGGTGCTTTCCTGGTCACGCGAACTCGCCAAGAGTACCGTCATAATGATGACGATAATGTATCTTGTACTTACAGGGAAACGAAAGATGATCCTGCTCAGTTCCGCCACGGAGGACGCAGCCAAGCGGCTTCTCGCACCATACCGAGCGAACTTCGAGTCCAACAGGCGAATCACACAATACTATGGCGAGCAGCGAACACTCGGCGACTGGGAGGAAAAGTGCTTCAAGACAAAGGGCGGGGCGATGTTCCTCGGCATTGGCGCCGGCAACGCCCCACGAGGACTCCGCAACGAAAGCATACGTCCGGATGTCCTGTATCAGGATGACTTCGACACCGATGAGGTATGCCGTAACATAGACGTGCTTGACAAGAACTGGGACTGGTGGGAGAAGGCCGTATATCCCACACGTTCAATCTCCACCCCCACACTCGTAATCCGGGCAGGAAACATCATAGCCGAGGACTGCTGCATCGTCCGCGCCGGCAATAAAGCCAACAACTGGGACATCGTGAACATACGAGATGAGAACGGGAAAAGTACATGGCCGGAGAAGAACACGGAGGAGATGATCGACACCGTCCTTTCCAAGATAAGCACCAAGGCCCAGCAGGGAGAGTATTTCAACAACCCTCTGACAGAAGGCAAGATATTCCCAAACACAAAATGGGGAAAGGTTCCGGCTTTAAGCCGGTTCCCGTTCCTGGTCATATACGCCGACCCTACGACAAGCGAGGCCAAAGGAACAGCCAAAAACAAGAAAGGTTCCCAGAAGGCGATGTTCCTGCTTGGCAAACTTGACTCCACCCTTTATGTCATCAAAGGGTTCCTCGGCAAGATGACGACGGCGGAATTCATCAGCCATTACTTCACTCTGCACACCTTGGCGAGGGTGAAGTCCGGCAAGGCCGTATATCTCTATCAGGAAAACAACTCCCTGCAGGATCCAGTGTTCCAACAGGTATTCAAGCCAGCTATCGCACAAGAACGCCGCAGGACAGGGATAAATCTTTCTGTAACGCCAGATGCAAGGAACAAAGGCGACAAGGCAACCAGAATCGAGGCGCATCTTGAGCCGATGAACCGTGAGGGACTTCTTGTACTCAACATCGCTGAGAAAGACGATCCGAATATGAAACTGCTCGATGATGAGTTCAAATACTTCACGATGGCCATGAACTTCCACGCCGACGGAATTGACTGCGTGGAAGGCGGCAACTGGATAATAGACCAGAAGACGGCGGAACTTCAGCCGTCTTCATACATCTCATACAAGGCTCTTGCACACAGGAGCAAAAACAGACAATGACATGAACAACACCAACTTCATAACAAAAGAGGACTACCCGTCATCGATACGCACCGAGTTCATCGAGCGCGTCACCAGAGAGGATGAGAACATCCTTGAGATCGTGGAGAATCAGGCGATAGCCGAGATGAAAGGCTACCTGTCGAACAGATATGACTGCGACAAGGCATTCAGCGCGACCGGTGATGAGCGCCACAATCTCCTGCTGATGTTCGCAAAGGACATAGCGATATATCACCTGTGTTCAATCAGGGAAGGTCTTATGACACAGACTCGCATTGACAGGTACGAAAGGGCCGTGGAATGGCTTAAGGGTGTCAAGTCAGGTGACATAACCATCGAGGGGCTTGACAGGATTCCGGAAGACGACAACGCTGACTCGTCCGAGTTTCAGATGAGAAGCGACAGGAAAAGAATAAATCATTTCTGATATGGCAAAGAATAAGAAAAGACGAATAACCACCGGCGGACATGTCGGCAATGTCCAGGCACCTACCATCATCCTTCAGCAGACAAGACGTGGAGGGCTTGACGTAGGTGTCTATATGAGCGCGATACGCTCTGCGGAAGTCATTGACTACCCTCGCAAGGAAAAGCTTTGTGACCTGTATGAGGACGTGAAGCTTGACAGCCACCTGTTCTCCGTATTGAGGAAACAGAAGGCCGCAGTTCTCTCGACACCTATCCAATTCATGAGGGACGGCAAACTGGATGAGGCAATGCAGCAGCACATCAAGTCCCCATGGTTCCTCCAGTTTCTCGGAGACCTGTACGACCACGAATGGGAAGGAGTCGGAGGAACCCTCTTCCAGTTCTACCGGGACGAGCGTGGATGGATTAACTACACGCTCATTCCTCGCAAAAACTTCGATGCCATCAACAGGGTGATCCTTCACCATCAGGGCGACATATCCGGAGAGAGTTGGGATGACTTCGACGATCTTCTTTACATCGGCAAGCCACGGCAGATAGGAAACCTTGCCGTCGCCGCATTCTGGGTTATCCTTAAAAGGAACAATGTCGGGGATTGGGCGGATTTCGCGGAAATCTTCGGACGGCCGATCCGGGAAGGCACCTATAACGCATGGGATGAGGAAGCACGAAAGAAGCTTGTGAACGACCTTGCGGAAATGGGTGGGGCTGGAGTTCTTGTGCATCCAGACAACACGCAGCTCAATCTCATACAGGCACAGAATGTCTCAGGAGGTGGCGACCTTTATGAAAAACTCGGAACCTATTGCAACAACGAGATAAGCAAGGCCGTCACCGGCAACACCCTCACCACCGAAGCCGGGGACAAAGGCACGCAAGCTCTCGGAACCGTCCAGAAGGAGGGTGAGGAGGATATCAACTTCTTCATCAAGCAGAGCATCCTGAATATTCTCAACTATGAGATGACAGACACCTTCGCACGCCTCGGCATCAACACCGAGGGCGGTGAATTCTTCTTCGTCCCTCCGAAGAGCAAGAACAGTCAGGAGAAGGTCAATGTCCTCAAGACACTGAAGAATGACATGATGCTTCCTATCGATGACGACTATCTCTATGAGGAATTCGGAATACCGAAGCCAAAGGATTACGAAGCCATGAAGGAGGAACTGAAAAGCGCCCATTCGGTTCCGGTTTCACCATCAGCACAGGATGGCAAAAAGGATAACAATCCGGCCCCGGATGATGATGGCAAGGATGGCAAGGACGGCAATGGCCAGCCGGAGCCAAAGCAAGACCCGAAAAAGGACCCTGATGGCAAAGGCAAGAAGAAAGGTAACGCCTTCAACCGGATGGTCGGTTTTTTCGTCAAGGCCCTGCAGGGCAGCGGGGCGGATTTAGACTGGTAGTCGATGCCCTGTATCAGGACGCGATGGATGACCACAAGACATCCGTTCCGTTCACATTCGATTCCAGCATCATTGAGAATGCTCTGAAGAACATCCAAAGCCGTCAGTTGGACACCAGGACACAGATTGACAAAGGACTCTTCTCCGAAGTCAACCGAATTCTGGCCAACGGCATTGACATCGCGTATGATGACAAGTCCGGGAACGGCAGCGGATTCAAGAAAGAGCTGCTGACAAACACTGAGGTCTTCGCTGCGTTCAAGGCTCATCAGATGGGCCGTGACATGGCATCAAAGCTTCTGGATGAGAGCGGGAACATCAAACCATTCCGGCAGTTCAAACAGGACACAGAGGGGCTTGTAAACCACCATGTCAATGCGTGGCTCCGGACAGAATATGACACGGCCATAAAGCGTGCACACAGGGCATCGGAAATGAGACAGTTCATAGACGAGGCGGATGTGTTCCCGAATATCGAATGGCTGCCAAGTACGGCTGTCAATCCCCGCGAGTCCCATATGCCGTTCTATCACCATATCTGGCCGGTAGGCGACCCTTTCTGGGATGAGCACAAGCCGGGGGATGAATGGGGATGCCAATGCGGTTGGCAATCCACTGACAGCCCCGTGACTGACAACACCGGACTCGGTGGGGAAGGTATCGCGGAGCCGTCCCTAGGACTCGGAGGCAATCCGGCAAAGACCGGGCAGGTGTTCTCGGATGATCACCCGTATTTCCCGTCCGACTGTGAGCATTGCGGATTCTACAATGCAAGCATAAAGAACCGTCTTGCGGCCGTGTTCTATGACCGTAAGAAAGACTGCTACAACTGCCCGTATATCAAGGCGTGCATAACACGTCTGACTTCTGACGGATTCAAGTTGGAGAAGCAATTTAGAAACGGAGGTCTGCTTTACATCCATCCGGACATCGACAAGAAGAAATCAGACTACAAGAAGCTGAAGACCTTGGGAACAGAATTCGCAAGGAAGGGACACTCGGTCAAATTGACACCATCCGTTCATTTCAAATCTCAAGAATATAAAGACATATACGGGGCATTAATAGGAACTCCTTATGAAAGGAAATGTCCTGACCTGTCAATTGACGGAATGTTATATGAGTTTGAAAGTTTTGTTCGACCTTGGCACAAAGAGAAAGTCAAGCACATGCTTTCCCATGGATTTAAGCAAGCTCCAAACTTAATAATAGACAATACCCGTGGATGTTCAGACAGATACATCAGAAAAATGATAATGGCACGGTTGAACATCAACACACGAATTGATGAGGTATGGATATACGAGAAAGGGAAAATTCGATTATTCTATAAGGATGGCATATTTCATAAAAACAACGGAGGGAACTAGTCCCTCCGCGATACGACGTGCCGTAGCACACGCTAACCATTACTGGCTAGCGCAAATATAGCGCTTATTATTTAGAATTCAAATGTTTTTCAAAAGGTTTTCAAATGGCAGACAAACTTGAATCGGACATACAGCGAATGAAAAAGGAGATTGAACAGCTCATATCGAGGAAACTCCCGGTCGTTGCCGGCAAGTATGCCAAGCAGCACTTCCAGGACAACTTCCGCCAAGGAGGATTCGTCAATGGTGGTCTGCATCCGTGGCCACCGGCGAAACGCCTTTCTTCAGGAGAATCCGGGGCGGATTCCCAATACAAGACACTGATGTCCTCACGGAACCACCTGTTCAGCTCGATAAACTACACTCCTGGAATAGCTAAGGTCACCATATTTAATGATGTGGTCTATGCCGCTATCCACAACGAGGGTGGGACCGTCCATCCCAAAATAACGCCCAAAATGCGGCGTTTCGCATGGGCGAAGTATTATGAGCTTAAAGGTAGGCAAAAAGGCGCACAGAAGCCACGGAAAGGCACACAGAACAGGACATCGCAATCAGCTGGCAACCAGCCGGACTCCAGAGAGGCCGAAAAGTGGAAAAGACTGGCATTGACAAAGAAAGAGACATTGACCATCAACATCCCCCAGAGGCAGTTCATGGGGCAGAGCGCCGAACTTGATGCCAAGATATCCGCTTATGTCGAGAAAGAAGTTTTACGCATTATAAATTCATAAAATGGAATCACTTTATTTAAGAATCGCGGAAAGGCTCCGCGAGATTGTTCCGGAACTGGAACACATCGATGAGGATACTGGTCAACTATATCCTGTGCAATATGATGACAGGTATGCCTATCCGATACTTTTCCCATGCTGCCTTATCGATGCGTCCACAACGGACTATAAGGTTGAGAAGTTTCCAGACATACAGAGAGGAATCGTGACCGTCACAATCAAGGTGGCGTTTCAGTGCGACGAGGATTCGCATTACTCATCCATCGAGAACAACAATACCTTTGAACAAATGAGACATAGACTGGCCATAAACAAGAAGGTCGTCTGCGCCCTCCATGGCTATTGCTTCGGGGATGATGTCTCGGCGATGCAAAGGACACAGGCAAGGGCTTACCCTCTGGCAGGACGTGTCAAAGTCTATGAGTCCACTTTCAACGTGAATATAACCGAGGAACTATTCCTGGAATAGCGACAGCTGCTCAGCGGTCAGTTTAGGCGCTTTGATTTTGGTGTGGGTGGTCATCTCCGTCTCCGGATGCTCTTTTATGTACGAGCGAAGAATACACATGATTCTGTCCTCCGAAAGAAAGAACTCCTGCTGCGACAAGATTTTCATGGCATCATCGAACCGTAGCCGCTGCTTCTCGGTCCAATAACACCACCGCTGGGCGATTTTCTCATTCCTCGCCTTGATGAGCTCCTTGTTTCGTCCTCTTGGCATACTGATAATTCAATATCCAAAGTTACGGATTTTCAAAGGGTTCACACTTTCATCTTAACACGGTTTACATAAAAAAGGCGCATCCAACAGGAAACGCCCTATAATCTTCATGGAGAAAAAATCTCAAGTCTATTTTTTCGCAGCAGGGGTCTTTTTCTTATGAATTGATGGATTGACACTTTGCATCCCGTCTATATGCTCAAACAACTGCGGTTCCACATTGGCATGCATAGGGTCAAGGACAAAATCCACTCCCTCTCTTCTGGCCAATTTGGCAGCCGGGACAAAATCGGAATCTCCAGAAAACAGGACTATTTTGTCAACAAAACGCTTAAGGGACAGAGTGGCTATATCCACGCCTATTTTCATGTCTATCCCTTTCTGGTGAATCTCCAAATAGACATCCTGGTCCGTCAAATCAGCGAAGCTTGACTTGCCGGAAAAAATTTCCTTCAATTTTTGCGGATAGATATGCCAATTTCCATTGTCCTTAAGTGAGCCAAGGCGCAATGCGACTTTCCTATGCCTTTTAAGCGCTTCAAATAACGCCGTACGAAAGCGATACTCATCCGACCCGCTATAATCTATTGGTTTATGTGAAATAGGGTTATGAGCCTTTTTATTCAGTGGAATGCAATCATAATAAAAGATTCTGTACAGAATGTTATTGTTGCCTACATGACAGTGCGCCATCGTGTACAAATGGTCGGCCACCTCATCCGGTGTCATTGACCTGTCTTTATTATACTGGGCATTGAACCTCTTTATAAAGAAGCCGCCATCAATCAACACCGCCACCTTGACAGGAGGAAGATTCTGCTTTCCGTTCTTATCCATAAACTAAAATAAAAAATGCCCAGGGGTCGGCACGTCCATTATCAAGAATTAGCTTTGGAGGCTATCGGACGTGCGTCGCCAAGAGCGTAATCGTGTTGCAAAGATACCACTTTTTCTTAATCAAACAAGATAATTAAGAAAATAAAAATTACATTTTTCTCCGAGATAACCAAGATTCGACATAAAATAAGGACAATTCCACAATCGTAGAACTGTCCTCGTAATATACGAATCTATCTTACTTATCCCTCGTTTTCAAAATCCGCACATGCTTTCTCATAACATTCAACTCTTTCCATTGTCAACGCACAGAAGTCACTCTCTGGCTCATTCCTGAAGAACACGCAATCTCCGCATTCCCGTTCTTCTCTTTTATCATTCATAAGTCCGTACACATTAGTTCTTCAACCTTTATCCCATGTACGGAATAGTGACCGATGCAGATAAACACGTCACCATTATGAGCGGTACTCCGGCAAATTGAGACTTCTTTCCATCGTGGATTCTCTTTCAACAGCTTTTCTTGATGCAGCTTTAGACGTGCAACAGCGACGTCAACTTCCTCATCCGTAAGAACACAATGTTCATAAACTGCGGAATAATACGCCAACTTCTTTTCCATTGACAAGAGACCACTGAAAGTGTTCTGCATGGTCATAAAATACTTTTTCATTTCGTCTTTCTATGTTTTAGAAATTCAATTTCCTTTAGATGCCATTCTATTTCCATTTGATAAATCTCTGTCCAGACATCAGAATCATATCTATACCAGTCCTGCTCAGCAAGGTTTTTATTCCAGAATTTCTTGATAGGATCCTGGTTTATGTCAAGAAATATGGAATATCCAGAATGATGAGGATGGATACAAAGGAATTCAATAATCTCTACACGACCGACATTATCAATCCGAAAAATCCTATCCCCTCTCTCAAGTTGTTCAACACTCGTAATCGTTTCCATATGTTCATTTCTCCTGTTCTTTTGTCTCAATGAAAGCGTCAAAAAAGCCACAGAACGATCCCCACCCTTTTATTGCCCGTTTGAGAATAGCAGGCCCATTCTCAGCCGTCTCAAAACCATATTCCGCACGTAATTTCTTTAAGTGCCCCAACAACAAATTATATTTCTCTTCCGTTGTCATTTTCTTCCATTTTACACAGACAAGGGGCAGAATCAATCGTCCGCCCCTTGCCCATCTTGTTATAAATCCGCGATATAAAACATCTTGTCAAGGACGGACTGAACCACGCTCCTCAGTTCCGGTCTCCGCTTGAAAAGCTCAGTAAAGCATTTCTCCATCCGGTGCGCGGACCCGTCCAGCGCGATGAAACCGCCATCGTCACCAACAACCAGGGTCGAGGTATGCACCTTCCTCTCCGGCCTCGTCTGCACCTCGTTTATCTCCATCTCACGGATGAGCGATCCGGCAAGGGTTGTGATGTTCTTCTCCGCCGTCTGTCTGAAAAGCTCATCCACATTAATCGGCTCCATAATTCAGTCCTCCCTTGTCATTGCCGCCAAAGAAAGCGGAATCGCGTGGACCTTGCCATCCTGGTCCTTATAGGACACTGAAATGAAGTCACAGGTCTCCACAGGGGAATAGGCATTCCGTATGATGGCCACGCCCTCGGAGAAAAGAGGATCATTCCATTCCGCGGCATACTTTTCGAGCTGAAGCATGGAACTCGCCTTCAGGTTTCCCTTGCGGTCCTTAGAGAGCAGCTGCATCACAGCGGTGAACAGTTTCGACGAATCATCATCCTTGGCCAAGGTGGAAAGGAACTCCTTGACCTTTGAGATGCCGACCTCCACCGTGTCATCCCAGCCGTCGTTCGTCCTCCTGCCAAGAGAGACCGTGATACCGTCAGCGGTGAAAGAGTTACTGTGGCGATCCACCTTGGCATTGAAGAGTTTCTCTTTGAGTTCAATGAGAGACTCGACGTCAGAGAACACCTCATCCTTTCTCTGTCTCATCAACGAACTCAACGCCACCATCTTATCCAGCGTCTTATGGCAGAACTCCGCCGTAAGTTCCTTATAAGAGTTGACATCATCCTCGCGTTTCTGTTTCTCGGCACGCTCTTCGGCCTCAAGCTGAGCCTTCAGTTCGGCTCTCTGCTGCGGTGTCATTTTACTGATATCCATATCGTTTCTAAATGTTACTTTTCCAACTTTCCCATAACGCCACGCTCCATCCTACCCTGAACCCTTTCCTTGCATGCTTCAAGAAACATCTCAAGCCCCGTGATCATCTTCTCGTTCTGCGGTGACGGGAAACGGGCATTTAGTTTCTTGTGACGGTCAAGCAGTACAAGAGCCAACTGCTCCGACTGGATTCCAGGGATGACCGTTCCGTCATCAAGTTTCCGGATAAACTGAACCACCTGCTCATTCCCGGTGTATGATGTCACCCCGTCAGCGAATCCCAGACATTCACGCATAATGTAGCAGTGGGCACCTCCATATGTCTCATCATACACCACCCGAATCGTCTTCTCTTCTGAAGGATAAACACAACCGTCCAATGTGACTTTCTCCACAACCGGCATATCCCCGAAATAATCGCGATACACCAACGCCTCCAACTGCTCCTCGTAGGCCCCCTTGACCATCTTCCCGTTGACCACTTTCAGAAGGACTTTTTCAAGGGCGTCAACCACCCTTCTCGTCCAGACTTTCAATCCCGGCTTGGTCCTTCCGAGGCGTTCAACCTCTTTGATCCTGCCATAAACTTCATTGATGCACCTGTCCCTTTCCAAGGCGACAAGCCTCACAACATCCTGTTTCGAATACATCTTTTCCATAAAAGCACAATTTTGAATTGATAAAACTTGGGAGGAGGTCGGGGACTCGAACCCCTGTGCATCCGCTGCTTGCAACGTGGATTTTTCGGATGCGAATATGTCCTGGCACCTCCCCATACGCATTTTCATTGACTTACATAAGAACACCTCCTTAACTTGGCAATTGATTCGGTTTTCTGGTGATATATATCGGAAAAGTCCGCATTACCGGTCTAGTCTCCACCATTTGAGCTTTTGGCTTTCTCAAGATTGCCTCCAGCTTCGGAATCAATGATTCCAGTTCCTCAATCGTCAGCATCCCGAAAGGCTTTCCGGCTATCCTGCCGTTCTGGCAAAAAGCATTCACCTTATCGAAGTCTGTGGTATCCACACCTAACTGCTGAATCCGCTTTAAGACAGCCGAACGCATCTTCTTGCGCCTGAGCACATAATCATCACGACTCTCCGACTGATGCCTGCCGCTCTGAATGCAGTCACACATCTCATCATACTCAGAATCCTTCATGTCCTTCAATGAGGTTGTCCGTCCCCGCGTGAACTGTGAAATCAGATCATCCTTGTACTGTTCGAGGTCAATACCCTTGGCCTTGCACAAGGCATAGAACCTTGAATAATTGCGTTTTTTCTTTCCCATACGATAAATCATTAAATAGAATCAGACCAATACTTCTTCGCCCCTTCATCCCAGATTGTCATCTCTCCTGTAGTTCCGACAAAACGTCCTTTGCTGAATGCCTTATACCCTTCAACCCATATCTTGCATGAGGCATCATACATTGCGCTTATCGCCGCACGGCCTTCCGGCTGGCGTCCTCTGGTGCGGCTGACGAATATCAGCATCTTGTTCTTATGCTTTTCACAAAACGCTCTGAAATCCTTATACGTCAGCCCCATGAACTGGAATGAGTCGAGGACGACAAACTTCGGAGAACGCTGCTGCGAAATTTTTTCATCCAATTCCTGTAGCGACATATTCGCCAGCTGGAATCTGCTCCCAAGTTCACCCATGCCATATCGGCGAAGTGTGTTCTGCATCGTCAAGCTCACCCCTTCCTCCCGTGAGTTATAGAGGACTTTACCGAATGCAGACAACTCCTTGCACAACGACACCACAGCCGAGGTCTTGCCGTTGCCGGAATTCCCCCAGATGAACCAGATGCCGGTCGTCTCAATCTCCCCGACACACTCATCCCATCCGCCACCGAGACGGATCGTGTCGAACTTGATTGTGAGTACCTGTTTTGCTGATAGTGTGCGTGCCATTTGAATGCCGTTTGAAAGGGTTTTTAAAGATTTTAGAGTCTTGATGCAGCCGCTATCCTAAGCTGCTTGTGGATTGATTTCTTGACGCGTCTGAGGTCAAATTCCATCTGACTGTTCCGAAGCTCTACGGATTCACGAATCACCGATGCGATAGCCTTGTCATCGGAAAGGCCATTGTTCCTGCAGATGGCATTGACCTCATATTCGGTAACCCCGGAGAGAGGGACAAACTTTCTTCCGATTCGTGAATACAACTCCTCGTATCCCTTTTTGTCGAGCTTGAGTCCTTTTGTCATCCTCTTCTGGATGAACGGGGTCGAAAGGAACACGATGCCGCATTTGTCTTCAAGGGCATTATACAGGCTGATGAAATAGTACATCACGGAATCCGTAAGTTTGTCACCCTCATCGAAAACAAGCAAAGGTTTGTTCATCTTGACGAGCTCATCAACGATTCGTGTCAGGGTGGCGCGAACAGTAAGCCCCTCATTCCTGATGCCTATCTTCTTTGCGAGCTCTTCCACGAAGTCAGCCTTGTGCATATCCTCGGAGCAACCAAGGACAAACACATTCTTATGTGTCTTTGAATATTGGAACGCCGCCGTTGTCTTCCCGATTCCGGCAGGGGCCACAATCCAAGACACGTTCTGGTACTGCTGCGCGTCAGCAAGAAGTGTTTCGACATCCTTGAACGCTGAAGTCTGGCAAATTTGCCACCCCTCAGATTTCCCGCTGCTGACAGCAGCCTTGATCCGGAGGAACATTTCATCGCTGATTCTTTCGAACTTGCCGTTTACGACAGCATTGAATGTTCCGGGGCTTGTAACCCCGTGCAAGGAGTTTGCTGCCTTCGCCTGACTTGCATATCTCGCAGCATAGTCAAGAAGCATCCTCTGGATGCCTTGCTTTTCTTCTAATGTGAGTTTCTGTGCCATAATATTGAATGATTTGCTATGTCCTGCTTATTGCATCGAGAGGGTTATAATCCATATTGCTCATTTCCTTATTGAAAGGCCCGATGTCAGTCGTGTCCGGAGAATCTTGTGGTGTCACAATGGCCACTGCATCAGCGAATGTCTCGAACTCACTCTCACTGATTCCTTTCAATGCAGGTGTCGTCAGACCATTCTGCTCCGGAGCCACCCCATACTCAATTTCAAGCGAGTGGTTTTCGATTCTGCGCTGAACCCTCATCCTCTTGTTTTCCGAGTCGTTCTGCCTTATCAGAGTCATATCACCGTCTTTCTGTTCCTGAATGTTCCTATGGACCGTCAGGTACGGATAAGCCGAAGTGACGTATCGCAGTCCAGTTGCTGTCTGCTCAAACAGCATCGCCATATCCATTTTCATCGGATCAAACTTCACTATGAATTCCTTTCCAGTATTTACCTTTCTCCACTCATAGTCCGGCTTGCCGTCAGCGGTCAGAACCTCGTAAGTGTATTTGCGCTTCTGATACTGGATGGATATGCCGTCGGCAGTGAATTTTGACGGTCGGTCAGTCCTTATCCAGAACAGGTTTACCATATCTATCTGTGACACCGCCTCCGTTTCCGGATTCACACTTGCCTGGTAAGCCGCCAACCTGCCATTGACCGCATTCCACTTCCTGCGTGCTTCCGCATAGGCGGCAAGCAGTTCATCGTATGTATAAAGGGACTCCTTGTTCGCATCCACGAATTCCCGGTTTATCTTCCACGCATCCTTTGCTGAGATGTTACCTCCGGTGAATCTCCAGTCCTGTCCGAGGATCTGCCGTTGGAACTCCCCGAAAAGCCGCTCAATCGTCTTCGATTGTGGATTATAAGGAGAGGTCGTTCTGGACACATGCGATGTTATGCTTGCAAAGAACGCCTGTGCGACCTTCGATGTCTGTGCGCCCTGGTTATCCGTGACTATCTCGTATGGCTTATGCCCGGATGTTTCAACCGCCATTCGAAAGGCTTTATACTGGAGGTCAAAATTCTCGGATTTTCCGATGGCATAACCAAGCAGCGTGTCATTGAACGCGTCCGCGACCTCATACACAAAAGCCGTCTTGACAACCAGTTTCCCGCCTTCGTAATCCTTATAAAACAGGTTCAGTTTCGTACCGTCACCATACCAGAGAGAATCTCTCATCGTTGGCATCAATGTCTTGTTATGGCGTGAATAAATCTGCTTTGATGCCAACTCCCCATATACCGCATCATACCATTGCGGCTTGATGTCCGGACGCTCCAGGAACTGACGCAGCGAGTTCTCCGAGCGCAACGGCTTCCATCCTTTCTTTTCGGCGATGCCGTTATATTCCTCAAACAGCTGTGTCAATGTATATACCGGGGTCTTGCTTCTCCGGAGGGCGATGATTTGCCTTTCTCCGGCCTTGGTAATCTTAAGGGTGTTGGTGTTTCCGAATTTGCCTGATATCAGACACACATACCCGGTCTTTGCGTATTCACGCATCTTGTCGCGCAAACGAGCCTCACTCTTCGGGAGGGTGTGATGATATGTCTCCCGGAGTTCCTCGGAAGCTCGGAAGATGTTCGACCATATTATAGGCGTGTTGTTGTTACATGCGCGTCTCATCGCCTTCTGGGTGTTGAACATGTCCTGCAGGGCATTCAGCACTCTTGCGTTGACGATGTATTCCTCTTGTTTCGGCTCTGGTATCCTTTCACCGTTAGGCAGGACGTGGTCATAGAAGAACTGCTGGGCCTTCAGGTCCTGTGGCAGTCCGATCTGTTCTTTCTTCATAAGCTCATCAGGATTGCCATACTTGGCCACAAAACGGGTCTTGAATCTCTCCGGCAAAGACACATATTCTATCAGGGCATAGGAACCATAACCCCTGCCATGGCGAAGTATGTTAATACCACCTCTATGCCGTAGGTTTTGGTAATTAGCTGGAGTAATGACAGGGTTTTCGCCCCCTGTCAACTCATCAACCGTCACAGCTATTATGTTTCCGTAGTATTCCATTTTGTTTATCTGTTCTGCGGAGGAAGTTGGATTCGAACCCACGCACCTTTACGGCCTACCGGTTTAGCGAACCGGCCTCTTGAACCACTTGAGTATTCCTCCATTCGGGGCACAGCGGTAAGCCCCGGGTCTCCAATATCCTTTATGCTATGAACTTTTTACCGCTGTTTTGGTTCCCCTTCTTTCTTCCAAGATCCATATGATGCGATAGCGCCAAGAGCGCCCACATACATCATCGGAAAAGCGATCAGCCATACCGCCCACCAGAACACAGTCGCCACCGCGACAACCAATCCGAGCGCTGTCAGCATCAGGGACAAGAAGAAAAGCATGACATCTTTCATTTCTTCGTCGCTTTAGCTATGCTCTCCTCTGACAGTTTCTGGGCGTGATGTAAAAGGTTTCCCCATGCCTGTAGGCTCATCGGCTCATAAGACTCCAGTTCCTTTTCTCCATTCAGCAGCCTCACACCACCGTCCTGTCTGTCTATTCGAACCTGAATCCCTCCGGCGAATGTTTGGATCATCTCCGTATCCGTGTATTCCGTCCGGCAGTTAGGGATGAAACACTGCTCCTCGATGGCTCCGCCATGATTTAATGCATATTGCCGGATTGCTTCCGCAAGGTCACTTTTTGTCAGATAATTAAGTGCTGACCATACGGTCGGCTTGGAGACGTTAAATCTCGAAGCCAGCTCCCTACGGAGCGAGTCTGTCACTTTGATATATATTCTCATAATAGATATGTTTATATTGTCTTTGTTTATTGTTAGCCGGCCATCTCGAATATCTCATCCAGGTCAGCCCATTCCTCGATGCGTGTCACAAGCCTGCCCTTGATATCACAGCAGCACTTATTGATGAACTCGTCCCACGGAGCATTGTCATACAGGAACTCTCCGGTGTAATGAAAGGCGAAGGAATTCTCCACCAATCGTTCGATCACCATTTTCAAGGCTTCAACATCGCCATACAATGTGTAAACACGTCTCTTTACCATATTTTCTCAATCTGTTTTATTTTTTCGTACCTTTGTTCTCGGCTTAACGGTGTTAAGCACTGCAAATATAGAACATTTTGTTCACTTTCAAAATAAATTCAGTGAAATTTTTGTTCACTCCTGGTATGGTAGACAGATTAAAAAGTTGTATTGACTACTTAGTGAGTAGTAGAAAGATATTTAACGCCTCAGATTTGGCAAAAATTCTCGGAAAACAACGTAGTTATATATCCGAGATATTAAATGGCAAGCGCAAGATTAGCGAACAATTTGTTCACTCTTTTTGCAATTATTTTCCCGAATTGTCCCCAGATTGGATTATGACTGGGGAAGGGGGAATGCTTAAAACTGCAAATAGCATCGCCCCGGAACATACATTTCCACTTCGAACAGATAACAAAATCGTCATTCAGGATGTCCCGCTATACGATTTCGATGCAACTGCTGGGTTAGTGGCGATTTTCAACAATCATAGCATTGAACCGGAAGACTACCTGCATATTCCAAATCTGCCCCCGGTTGATGGTGCCATCTACGTCCGGGGAGAGTCCATGTCTCCACTCTTGAAAAGCGGAGATATTGTGATGTACAAGAAGAAAGAACTCTCCATAGATAGTATCTTCTGGGGCGAGATATATCTGCTCTCTTTCACATATGACGGGGATAGCTATACAGCAGTGAAGTATATCCAGAGAGCCGATGACCCAGAGAAGATCCGTCTCGTCAGTTTCAATCCATCTTTCGCCCCAAAAGACATCCCGATGAACTGCGTCACAGCTTTGGCTCTGGTCAAAGCCTCTCTGACATTTCACACTATGGAATAGCATGACTCACGAACCACAAGTCCAAGAAAGAATTGCAAAGCGCTCCCTCGAAGAAGAGCGCAAGGCTCGGCCTGTGACATATCTGTCACGGTTTCAAAAAGAAGTTCTGAAGAAAGCAGAAAAGGGGCTATATAAAGATGATGGTGTCAGCCATGAATCTCCAGAAGCAGCCGCTTTGAGTTTATTGTCTTCCCTTGGACTATTACACATGATTAGCACAAAGGAAGGAGTTGGTGGATTCTTGACGGACAAAGGGCGACTACTTCTTTATGAGAACCCAAAATTAAAATTTCCAGTTGAGGAAAATACTCGCTGGGTTGTATCCACAACTATCTCCGCCCTTGCCATTATGATTGCCTTAGGATCACTTATAGTAGCAATTTTATCGCTATTACGATAAGTGATACGGTAGCTATGGATACTATTAAAATAGAAATTGCTAATGTGACAAGAAGAACTTTTCCCCAATCTATGTCATCCAGCCATTTCATATCCAACATACGTTTCCACTTTTTCATACACAGAGTTTTCGGCAAAAATAGCCACCAACCCAAAGTTTGCGCTCTTTTCTTAACACAATTTAGGCGTTATCCGGTCACTATCACTTATTTATAGCCATATTTAGCCGTCAAAAACGCATCACAAAGGGGGTCTTAACTGCCATTTTCCGTGCATTTTCGGGCGTTTTATGTAATTAAACCCCTCCGTAGAAGGGTGTCAATGTAGCAAAAATGAATTCCTAAATGAATTTCTAACGCTCACCTTTCGTTTTTTACAAACACAGGGAAGTGAATTTCTAACTGAATTCCCAACTGAATTCCCTCTTCGAATTGGCAACCTTATCTTCGACGTTCGTTTGGCATTTTCAAAAAGCATTTGAAAGGCTATCCAGCCATATTTGAAAGCCAGTATAGACTCCGCACTCTTATGCCTTGACAACGCATTCAGATTGAGCCATATTTGGCGCTACAGGCATTCAAAACATTAAACCATGAATTCTCCAGACACAAAAAAACCTTCAGAATAGGGCGGTTTTACCCCTTTCTGAAGGCGATGTAACATTCAAACTTAAAAGACGGCTTTCAATCAGCCTTAAAAGTAACGCATAAGTAAAGCAAAAGTAACATTTCGTTTTATCCACAGTTCACGGCTCACACTCCCTAACCCTTTCATAATCACCACACATACACCTCTCCACTCCCCTACCCTATTATACGCATTTCGTTTTTACCCCCATACTTTATCAAATTCTTTGCATTAAATAATGGTCGATGATATGCCTTATAAAGAGCGTTGATATATGAAACGTATCCTGACAAGCCAGCGCTGGATGAAAGATGAGTATGTACAGACGGGCTCGTATTAAAGAATTTATAGATTTCATCTATATCGCAAATCTTGACGCCCTTAATAGGTTTCCCTGTCCTAAAATAAATCCCATGCTTGAGAACTTCCGCTTTTTCAGATAAAATCCGGCTATCGTAAATATATCTTTTGTTAGTCGTGTCAAATATGACATCGCAAGGCGTGTCAGCAACGTGTCCAGTCTTGTAGTAAACTGCGAGCACCCGGTCCTCACTTACATGCATCGTTTGGATAAGAGTATCAATACCTGTTCCGAGCGGATGCTTTGCGAGATAGTTCGCACATGGATAGTTAGCTCCTTCTTTAGATTTCAGCCGTTCGTCAGTAACCAGCTCAATGACAACGTAATAGTCTTTGTCATCGATATTTTTCAAGGTGAGAAGAATATCAATACCATATATTTTTGTCTGGACATCAACTTTTTGGAACGGAACGTCGACGCCAAGATTTTTTATGAAGTCAGCTGCAATTCCGGACAGTGGTGAAGCCGGCATATTAAAACGTGAACATAGCCACGCTATGAATGAGACGTTTTGTTCTTTTGGTGATAACGATGCAGAAGTTTTTTGGGCCATGTTGCCCTCCTTGAGTTTATTAATAATAATGTTACAGGTATACGCTTGTTATACCTTGTCCAAAAGTAGTCAAATTTTCGATATTATCCAATCGCTAGAATATACAATATGTCATCATATTGTCAATACCGCCCTGATGAAAACGGACATGGACTTCTCGTGAGTAAAAAGACCCGTTTCACGCACGAGAGGGGAACTGTTGTCCAGTTTGCCGTTGGCCCGGTGACTTTAGCTGAAATACCGATTATTTTAGTTACTTTTGGGGCATTCTGTCGAACATTAAACTTGGATGAGATGAAAAAGTTTTATTTGGTTATTGTTGCTTTATGTCTAAGCGTTGCCGCCCATGGACAATTACAGCCTCCTGTTCAGTCTGACACTCTTGTCATTCAGTCCGTCAAATATAATTATTCGGACATACGGAAAGAGAACTGGCCGTGCAATATCATTGTCAAAAGCACGACGTCATTTCGGTTTGGTGATCAAGTGGTCAATATTAAAGACGCGAGAGAGGGGTTCTATGATTCTAAATTTCGATGTAGAGAGATTATTTTTCGGATGGAGGATAATAGAGATTTGAGCTATTATGAAAATGGCAGCAAGTCTTCTATCGTCTATTCCGGCTACGAATTTGAGTGCAAGAACAGTTTGTCTCCAATGGTAGAGGGCTCTTCTTCATCAAACAATATCACCTTGAATGGACGCAAGGTCGTAGGGACAATTGCAAAACCGGAATATACAGTCCAGGAGTCTGGAACTGTTGTTGTGTCTATATGGGTTGACACATATGGGAATGTAGTAAAAGCACAGCCGGGAGCAGAGGGAACCACCGTTGATAATTCCGCGCTATGGAGTTCTGCCAGAAAAGCGGCGCTTGCAATTCATTTCAATGCCGATGCCGATGCACCTGCACTCCAGAAAGGAACAATTACATATATCTTTAAACTATCTAATTAGAAACATATTGGCATATCTGAGACTTTTTGCCGGGATGGGCTTTATGTTTTCAAAATTTTATATATTTGTGACATACAGCTGTTTTGATTATTCACTTAAAGAGTATTGATAATATGAAAAAGGTATTCAACCTTCTTGTCTCTTTCGTTCTGCTTGCGGGATTTTCTGCTTGTAGTAAGGACGATTCAGGCAATCAACAGGTACCGAAGAATCCTGTCCCGTCTACGGACTACAAAGGTCTTGCGTTCATTTCTTCCGGAGAATCCACTGTCCGTCTTGCACAAGTGGGGACCCCGTATGAAATTTCATTGGAATACAGCACTGATGAATCCCATTGGAAGCCATACACCATAGGGGAAACGATTACTTTGGCAGACAGTACATTTTTACTGTTCAGAAACGGCGAACATAAAAATCACAGATTCAGTAAGGATGACGAGAATTACTATCATTTCGAGATATCCGGGCCCATCTCCGCACGAGGGAATATCATGTCATTGTTAAACAGGGATTTCTCTACTCCGCTTACATTTTATGGATTTTTCGCATTATTTGAAGGATGCACAAGCCTGCTGTCTGCGCCGGAACTTCCGGCAACAACAATGGAAAAGGGCTGCTATTCCCAAATGTTCGCAGGATGCACGGCTCTGAAATCCGCCCCTGAACTCCCGGCCGAAGCATTGGCAACGAATTGTTATCAGTATATGTTCCGTGGATGTTCCGCTCTGACATCTGCCCCGGAACTCCCGGCAACAACAATGGAACAGGGCTGTTATTTCGGAATGTTCTCTGAATGCACAGGGTTGACATCCGCGCCTAAACTCCCGGCCAATGTGTTGGCAAACAATTGTTATGGATGGATGTTCAAAGGATGTTCCGCTCTGGCATCTGCGCCTGAGCTTCCGGCAACAAAAATGGAAGCCTATTGTTATAACAGTATGTTCGCAAACTGTACGGGTCTGACATCCGCACCTGAACTCACGGCTAAAAGATTGGAGTCCAATTGCTACCAGCATATGTTTGAGGGATGTACAAGTCTTTCATCGGCTCCGGAACTTCCGTCTACATACCTGGTAACAGAATGCTACCATAGCATGTTCAACGGATGCACAAGTCTTGCATCAGCGCCTAAACTTCCTGCGACGACCTTGGAGTGGGGTTGTTATAGCGAAATGTTCCAAGGATGTACAAGTCTGACATCCGCACCTGAACTTCCGGCGAAAGAGCTTATCCGCAATTGTTATCAGCTTATGTTTAAAGATTGTAGTAAGCTCCGATATGTCAAAGCATTGTTCACAACCAGCCCATCAGAAGAAACCACAAAAGACTGGCTCAGCGGTGTGGCGGCTTCCGGAACATTCGTCAAGAGCAAAAATGCCACTTGGAACGTGACGGGCGTACACGGCATTCCGAATGGATGGAAAATTGAAACTCAGTAGGCTGTCATTTATCGTGACGCATGTCGTTTTGTTTTTTCACTTAAAGAGTATTGATAAATATGAAAAAGATATTCAATCTTATTGCCTCTTTCGTTCTGCTTGCGGGATTTTCCGCTTGCAATAAGGATGGTTCCGACAAACCGGGTCTTCCCCCTGCCCCTGTCCCGATAGTAAACTACAAAGGTCTTACGTTCATTTCTTCAGGAAAGTCCACTATCTGTCTTGCAAAAGTGGGGGCTCCGGATGAAATCACATTGGAATACAGCACCGATGAGTCCCAGTGGAATCCATATACCATAGGGGAAAAGATTTCATTGGCGGACGGCACATTTTTACTGTTCCGAGCCGGCGAGCAGAAAAATCTCACATTCAGCAAGGGTTCCGATAGTTACTATCATTTCGAGATTTCCGGTCCCGTCACTGCTCAAGGGAATATCATGTCATTGTTGGACAGGGATTTCTCCACTCCGCTTTCAACGAATGCATTTTTCGCTTTATTTGAAGGATGCACAAGCCTGCTGTCTGCGCCTGAACTCCCAGCAACAACAATGGCACAGGGCTGCTATTTCCGAATGTTCGCGGAATGCACAGGGTTGAAATCCGCACCTGAACTCCCGGCCGAAGCATTGGCATACAATTGTTATGGGAGGATGTTCAAAGGATGTTCCGCTCTGACATATGTTCCTGACCTCCCGGCAACAAAAATGGAAGCCTATTGCTATAACAACATGTTCGCGAACTGTACGAGTCTGAAATTTGCACCCGAACTCCCTGCTAAAAGATTGGAGTCTAATTGCTACTATTGTATGTTTGAGGGATGCACAAGTCTTACATCAGCTCCGGAACTTCCTGCAACAGAGCTTGTGAGCAATTGTTATGAGTTTATGTATAAAGATTGCCACAATCTCCGATATGTCATAGGGCTGTTCACAACCGAGCCGTCAGAAAAAACGACAAAAGACTGGCTCAGCGGCGTGGCGGCTTCCGGCACATTCATCAAGAGCAAAAAAGCGACTTGGGACGTGACAGGCGTACACGGCATTCCGAAAGGATGGAAAATTGAAACTTGGTAAGACAGCTCACCTGCAAACATAACCTCGCGTTTTTCATTTTTCAACCATCGCCATTATACTTTTGGTCATTTCCTTGTCGTGCGGTCGCAACAAACGAAAAACAGGCTAATTATTACGCTGTTCCCAATCAGCAAACAATTCATCAATATGTTGTTCCGTTGCTAAGGCGCCTCCCTGCCAGACATCGAATAGAAATGGCACTGCGACACAGGGGTGCACATGGAGATAATTTTGAAGTTCAGTGAGTCCCTGCCGTGCGTAAAAAGCCCCGTTTCACGCACGTCAGGGGCAATTTACGTGGTGACGCGAGTGGAAAACGTTTTAGTACGCACGCCATGGAAAGAAACGTGGCTAGAATTGGAGAAGGCCGGTGTGGAGACGACAAAAGGATGGAAAGTGCGTCGGGAGAGTGATGACAAGCGAGTGGAGAGAGGATGAAAGTGGGTAGGGAGTCAGATGTGCGATTGCCCAGGGTGGGAGCTGTGGGGTTAGGACACAGGGCACGACAATAATTCGCGCGCGGGAGGAGCCGATGGTGCGATGGTGCAGGGGCATGGCACATCACTGCCAGGCACCGCATGGACATGGCATTGCGACATCAGGGGTGCACATGGGGATCATTGTGAAGTTCGGTAAGGCTCTGCCGTGCGTAAAAAGCCACGTTTCACGCACGTCAGGGCCAATTTACGTGGTGACGTGAGTGGAAAACGTTTTAACACGCACGCCAGGGAAAGAAACGAGGAAAGAATCGGAGAGGGCCGGTGTGGAAACGACAAAAGGATGGAAAGTGCGGCGGGAGAGTGATGACAAGCGAGTGGGGAGAGGATGGAAAGTGGGTAGGGATTCAGATGTGGGATGGCGCAGGGGAAGTTGACACAAGTAATCACGGCCGTGGGGAAAGGCAGAAGTGTGGATGATCTCC